CATTAAGGACACTAAGGTTATATGGACGCCAGACAAGAACGGTAGGTTTGTTGTGTCTTGGATACCACCTGCAGCCATGCAGAACAGGTACGAGATGCGTAATGGGAGGAAGTTCCCTGCAAATGAGCATGTGGGGTCTTTCGGGTGTGACTCATACGATATATCAGGAACGGTAGGGGGCGGAGGCTCTAACGGTGCGCTTCACGGACTTACCAAGTTCAATATGGATGACGCCCCAAGCAACGAATTTTTCTTACAGTATGTGGCACGACCTCAGACCGCTGAGATATTCTTCGAGGAGGTTCTTATGGCCCTTGTGTTTTATGGTATGCCAATACTTTGCGAGAACAACAAGCCAAGGCTACTGTACCATTTAAAGAACAGGGGGTACAGGGGGTATTCAATGAATAGACCTGATAAGGCGGCAATGAAGCTCTCGAAGACAGAGAAAGAGCTTGGTGGAATACCCAACACGAGCGAGGACGTTAAGCAGTCTCACGCAGCGGCTATTGAGTCGTATATTGAGAAGTATGTGGGTATGGATATGGAGGGTACGTTCAGAGACCCTGACGATATAGGGTCAATGCCCTTTAATAGAACCCTTGAGGATTGGGCAAGGTTTGACATAAATGCCCGAACAAAGTTTGATGCATCTATCAGTTCAGGGCTTGCGATTATGGCAAATCAGAAGAGCCTATATACCCCACAAAGAGAACAGTCGAAAATAAGCATTAACTTTGCAAGATACGATAACTCTGGCAAATCCAGCCGATTAAACACATAAATGGAGGAAGTTACAGTAAATGTTTCCGCTGCAGGATTCCCTGACCAGTTTGCAACAGACAAAGAGAAGGCTTCTTCTGAGTACGGACTTATGGTCGGTCAGGCCATACAATACGAGTGGTTTAAAAAAGACGGGGGTGGTTGCAGATACTACGATCAGTCCAGAGAGTTTCATAGGCTAAGGCTTTATGCAAGAGGAGAGCAGTCGGTAGGTAAGTATAAAAACGAGCTTGCTATTGATGGTGACCTTTCCTATCTAAACCTAGACTGGACGCCAGTTCCTATACTTCCAAAGTTCGTTGACATTGTTGTTAACGGGATGGCAGACAGGTTGTTTAAAATACGGTCATACGCTCAAGACGCTTTATCTTCAGAATATAGGAATAGATACCAAGAAAGGGTAGAGGCTCAGATGGTAAGTAAAGACCTTTTGTTGCAGATACAGGAGGATTTTGGGGTTGACCCGTTTACAATGAATCCTGATGAGGTTCCTGAGAGTGACGATGAAATGGCGTTACACATGCAGCTTAACTATAAGCCAGCTATTGAGATAGCCGAGGAAACTGCCATCAACACCATACTTGACGAGAATCATTATCAAGACACAAGAAAGAGACTTGACTACGATCAGATGGTACTTGGCGTATCAGTAGCAAAACATGAGTTTAGAAAAGGAGAGGGCGTTGTAATTGACTACGTAGACCCTGCTAATGTTGTGTATAGCTATACTGAAGACCCATACTTTAAAGATTGTTTCTATTGGGGCGAGATAAAGACAATGCCCATAGCTGAGCTTATTAAGATAGACCCCGACCTCACAAACGAGGATATGGAGTTGATATCCAAGTATAGCCAAAGTTGGAGTAGCTACTATAATGTATCTGAGTTGTATGAGAACGATATGTTCTATAGAGACACATGTACGTTAATGTTTTTCAATTATAAGACAACTAAGAAGTTTGTCTATAAGAAGAAAAAGCTTGAAAGCGGAGGTGAGCGTGTTATAGAGAAAGACGATGAGTTCAACCCACCACAAGAGATGATGGACGAGGGCAACTTCGAGAGGGTTGAGAAGACTATTGAGGTTTGGTACGAGGGTGTCATGGTGATGGGTACTAATATCGTACTTAAGTGGGAGCTTGCCAAGAATATGGTACGACCTAAGTCAGCAAGCCAACATGCAATGCCTAACTATATTGCGTGTGCGCCAAGGATGTACAAAGGAGTTATAGAGTCGCTTATAAGAAGAATGATTCCGTTTGTAGACCTTATTCAGGTAACTCACTTGAAGATGCAGCAGATTATTGCTCGTATGGTTCCTGATGGTGTTTTTATTGACGCGGATGGATTGAACGAGGTTGACCTTGGAACAGGAAACGCATACAACCCAGAGGACGCTTTAAGACTTTATTTCCAGACTGGTAGTGTTGTCGGAAGGAGTTATACCCAAGATGGAGAGTTTAACAACGCAAGGGTTCCTATCCAGCCTATCAACTCTACGGGAAGTGCTTCTAAGATGCAACTTCTTATAGCAAACTACAACCACTACCTTGATATGATTAGGGCTGTAAGTGGCTTGAATGAGGCACGAGACGGCACAAGTCCTAACCCCGATGCACTTGTTGGAGTTCAGAAGCTTGCTGCTTTAAGCTCAAACACAGCTACACGACATATACTTGAATCAAGTCTATTCATACTCAGAAGACTTTCAGAGGCTCTGTCGTATAGGGTTGCTGACATACTTGAGTACGCAGACTTTAAGGAGGAGTTCTTGAATCAGATAGGAAAGTACAACGTAAACACGTTAGACCAAATCAAAGATTTGTACTTGTACGACTTTGGTATTTTCATAGAACTATCTCCAGACGAGGAGGAGAAGGGGCAGCTTGAGCAAAATATTCAGATGGCGTTATCTAAGCAGGACATTAACCTTGAGGATGCTATTGATATTAGAGAGGTAAGAAATATAAAGCTTGCTAATCAGTTATTGAAGTTCAAGCGCAAGAAGAAACAAGAGGCTGACCAGCAACAGGCCATGCAGATGCAGCAGATGCAGGCACAGACTCAGATGCAGTCTCAGCAGATGGCAGCTCAGGCGGCACAACAGAAGATACAGCTTGAGGCTCAGGCTAAAATGCAACTTGAGCAAACTAAGACACAGCTAAGTATGCAGAGACTTGACGCAGAGGCTAATGCCAAGCTGATGCTTATGGAGCGTGAGTTTGAGATGAATATGCAGCTACAGGGCATGACGCAGGAGCAGTTGCAAAAGCGTGAAGACATGAAGGAGGATGCGAAAGGTAAGCGTATTGACAAGCAGAATACACAGCAGTCAAAGCTTATCGAGCAGCGTAAGAACAACCTTCCTCCAATGAGTTTTGAGTCAAACGAGGACAGCTTGGACGGGTTCGACCTTGCTGAGTTTTCACCTCGATAAAAATTAAATCAATAAATTTGCATAAAATTAAATCAAAATGGCTGAATTTAAAGTAAGAGACCTCGGAGAGGTTGAGTCAAAGTCTGTTCAAGAAGTAGAGAATGAACTTCTCGAAAAGCATGAACAGCAAATGAAGGAGGAAGAGCAGACGGCACAAGAGCCTGTTGCTGAAGAGCAGAAGTTTGAAATAAAAGACGAAGACGTTCTTTCACATATTAAAAACCGATACGGTAAGGAGATAAACTCACTTGATGAGTTATTTTCCGAAAGAGAATCATCCCCTGAATTGCCAGAGGATGTTGAGGCTTTCTTTAAATACAAGAAGGAGACTGGTCGAGGTATGGATGATTTCATCAAGTTAAATAAAGACTTTGATGAGATGGATTCAGATACGTTGCTTGCAGACTACTACAAGCATACAGAAGACGGTTTGGACAGTGATGACATCAATGATTTGATTGACTCAAAGTTCGGATACGATGAAGACCTTGATGAGGAGTCACTTATAAAGAAACAAAAGTTAGCCAAGAAAAGAGAACTCAATAAAGCTAAGAAGTTTTTCAAAGAGCAGCAAGAGTCATACAAGGTTCCACTTGAGTCAAGGAAGGGGTCTGACGATTTAAGCTCTAACGAAGAATACAAGGCTTATAGAGATAAAATGAAAGACGCAGAAAGTGTCGAAGCTGAGAACCAGAAAAAAAGAGAATGGTTCAGCAAGAAGACTGATGAACTTTTCAGTGACGAATTCAAAGGTTTTGAGTTCAGTGTCAATGATGAGAAATTCACCTTCAAACCAGCGGATGCAGCGGAGCTTAAAGAAAGTCAGCAATCACCGATGAACTTCGTAAACAAGTACATTGGAGAGGACGGCCTTCTAAGTGATGCAGCAGGATACCATAAAGCTCTTTCAGCAGCAATGAACCCTGACAAGTTTGCCAAGTTCTTTTACGAGCAAGGGCAAGCAGCAGCAGTCGATGGCATGGCGAAGAGGTCTAAAAATATAGACATGGACACTCGCAGAGCGCCAGAGGTTACTAAGAAAGGGGGAATGCAAGTACGATCATTAAACCAAGACTCAGGTCGAGGCTTAAAGATTAGGAGTAAACGAACATAAACATTAAAAAAAAGAAAACATGGCTTTAAACCCAACCCCTACATTTGCTTTGCAGCCAAGCTCAGAGCGTGTAGCATTATCAACAAATTACATTACTGACTTCAACTTCTTGAATCAGTATCTTCCTGATACT